CGTGGCATCCACGGCGACCACCGACCGCGACCTTGCCGTGAAGCAAGTGCTGGGCACTGACGCCTGGGGCAACACCCTCGGCGACTTCACCACGCGTAAGAACGAGGCGCTCGACAAGCAGCTGCAAAAGACCGTCAACGGCATGCTTGAGATGTACAAGGCGCTGGCCAAGATCGGCGGGGGTGGCGCGCGAGAGATCGACATCGCGGCCGGTTTTTCGACGAACCCCAAGTATGCGGATGAAGGCGTGTATGGCTACTTCCAGATCCTGGACAAAGTCACGGGCGAAGTGCTGAAGAAGTACAAAAACCGGGACATGGACAGGGACCCGGAGAAGGCTTGGGCGCAGTTTGTGGCCGACATGGGCGGGGAGCTTGTCAACGAGATCAAGAAGGGCGACATCCCCGGCTGGATGCGTGAGGAGCTTGACACCCTTGGCGACAACGTGACCGTTGAGGGGCTCAATACGGTGATTCAAAAAATCGCCGTCATCGATGCTGCCTTCAAGGGCTGGGCGGACACGGTGATCGGGTTTGCGAACCTGACCGCCAAAGCCCAGACCGAGCTGCTGAAGTTCAGCAACGGCATCGAGGCGCTGGCCAACAACGTCAACGCCTTCTATGCCAGCTTCTACAGCGAGCAGGAGAGGGCCGAGATCTTGCAGCGACAAGTGCGTGACCAGCTCAAAAAGCTGGGCATCGACATTGATCCCGCAGGAGGCGAGGCCGCGAAGAAGGCATTCCGCAAGCTGATCGAGGACGCGCTGGCTTCCGGCAACAACGAGCTGGCGGCCAAGCTCCTAGCACTGGCACAGCTGTTCGGTGTGGCGGCCGACGCGGCGCAGAAGTCGGCTGAGGTTGCCGCAGATGCTGCGAAGACGGCAGCCGAGGAGGCGGCGCGCGCGCTGGAAGAGGCGCAGCAGAAGGCCAAGGACCTGGCCATGGCCAATTTCGAGGCAGCCATTGCCCGCGAGCAGCAGTACTGGCAAGCCGTGGCGTCCAACGCCCAGGAGGCCGTGCAGGCGATCACGGGCATCCTCACGCCTCTGAAGCAGGCGGCCAAGGAGCTTTTCGGCAGCATCGAGTCGGCGGGCCAGATGCAGGCGGTGCAGGGGATGCTGTACATCGAGCGGGCCATTGCTGGCCTGCGCGGTGGCGCCAAGCTCTCTAGCTACGACGGGCTCACCGACGCGATCAGCGCGGCGCGCGGCGGCATCACATCGGGCCGCTACGCATCGCAGTTTGAGCGCGACCGGGATGCCCTGGTGCTGGCCAACCAGCTGTCGCAGATCGCCGGCTTCGGAGACCTGCAACTCAGCGTCGAAGAGCGGCAGCTGAAGAACTCGCAAGAGCAACTCCAGAAGCTGGACAAGACGCTGGGCTACTGGCGGGATCTGCTCGACGGCAACAAGGCGCAGATCGATGCGACGCTTTCTGTGGAGCAGGCGATCAAGGCGCTGGAGGCGCTGCTTTTCCCGGAAAACCCGCCCACATCGGGCGGCGGCTCTGGGCCGGGCAAGACGCCAACGCCAGACTGGGGCGGCGGTGGTGGTGGCGGTTTCCAGCCCGCGAACAGCGGCAAGTACAAGACGCCCACAGCGGTCCTTGGGGGCGGCACGGTCATCTATGACTACGCCGCTCCGGACTACGAGAAGCGTCTCGACAGCCTCGCGCCGACGTTCGAAAAGTACCGGGGTACTGGCGATTTCACGGGTCTGGCAGAAGACTTTCGAGCCGCTGGTGGGACCGCCAGGGACCTCGCGTACTTGTATGGCCTTAGCGAGTCGGATGTGTTGGCTGCCCTGGATCGCAATGGCATCCCGCGTTTCGACGTAGGGACGAATCGCGTACCGCAGGACATGCTGGCCATGGTCCACAAGAACGAAGCCATCGTGCCTGCGGCATTCAACCCATGGGCCGGTGGTGCCGGCCTGCAGACCAGCAGCAACGAGCGTCTGGAGGCCCTTGTGACGCAGCTTGTGGCGGACAACCGTGCGCAAGCGGGGCAGATCGTGCGGCTGCAAAGCCAGATCGCCAAGCTGCTGCAGCGCTGGGACGGCGATGGGCTGCCGGGCCAACGAGAAGAAGAGGTGACCACATGAAGCAACTGAGGGTTGTGAAGCCACTCGTTGTCACGCCAGCGATGCTTGTGAGCACGGATGTGTCAGAGGCCGACTACCCAGAGTGGGCCGCTGGCACAACCTATGCCAAAGGCGCGCGAGTGATCCTCGCTGCCCAACACAAGATCTACCAGAGCGCCGCCGATAGCAACACCGGAAACAATCCGGCCACCCTCGTGCCGGAGCCGAAGTGGTTGGAAGTTGGACCGACGAACCGCTGGAAGGTTTTCGATTCCTCGAACTCCACCCAGACAGTCCAGGCCAACAAGATCACATACAGGATCAAGCCAGGCGTTGCGGTCCCCGCTGTCGGGGTGCTCAACATCCGTGCAGGGGTCGAAATCAAGGTCACCGTGTTCGATGCGGCTGGCGTGCAGGTGACGCAGCGAACCATGCGCCTATCGCGTTACCCGGTGGCGCCGTCCTGGTGGGTGTGGAATTTCGGGGAGAAGAGGGCGCCGACGCAGGCGCTTTTCACCAACCTCCCGTCCTATTCCACTGGGGAGATTCAGATCGAAATCACGGGGACCGCAGACCTCGCCGTCGGCGTCATTTTGCTGGGCTCGGTCCGCACCTTTGCGCTTGGCGTGAAAGCGGGAGCGCGCGTGGGCATCCAGGACTACAGCCGCAAGGAGCGAACAGAGTTCGGAGACACCGTGCTTGTCGAGCGAGCGTTCGCGAAGAGGGCGTCACTGCAGCTTCTGCTTTCTGCGAGCGAAGTTGATGCGCTCAACGAATTCATGGCCGAAGTCCGCGCCAAGGCATGCCTTTGGATCGGCTCCGACCGCTACGAATCGACTGTGGTCTACGGGTTCTTCAAGAACTTCGAGATTGCGATCACCTATTACGACTACTCCGACTGCGAGTTGGAGCTTGAGGGCCTGACATGACCGACATCGTTACACCACCGACTATCTCGGCTTTGCCGCCTGCCCCATTGGCAACCGACACCCCAACCGAGTTCGACGCCAAGGCGTTTGCGATGGTTGCTGCCCAGGTCGGGTTTGTCCCCCAGGCCAATGCGCTTGCATCCAACGTCTTCAACAATGCGACGGCCGCTTTTGAACGGACCGCAATAGCCCAAGCGGCCGCCTCTGCTGCATCGGGTAGCGCATCAGCGGCGGCAGGGAGCGCGAGCGCGGCCAGTGGCAGCGCGTCTGCGGCAGCCGGCAGCGCGAGCACCGCTTCCTCGGCCGCAGGCACGGCCACAGCTGCGCTCACGAGCATGCAGGTCATGTACCTGGGGTCCAAGGCCGTCACCTCGCACCCGACGACCGACAACATGGGCAACCCGCTGCAGGCCGGCGCGCTTTACACCAACACGGGCACGAATGCCTCGATCAACAAGCGAGGCTGGTGGTGGGATGGTGCGATGTGGCAGTTGGCATGGGGCGAATTTACCGGCGCATACCTCCCAATCACAGGAGGGGTGCTGCAAGGACACCTGAGCGTGCCGGCCGGGGCGACCGGCAACCAGGTGCCTCGGGCAGGTGAGACGATGTTGAAGGCCCCGGGCGTCTACAGCACGAATGCCACGCTTATGAGCAGTCTGCCTATCGGCTACTCGATGCTCACAACTACCACTGGGCGGGGTGCAGACTGGCCTGTGGAAGGTCTTAACGCTACCATTCAGACATGGCTTGTCGAGACGACTGGCAGCGCAGGCCGTTTAAAGCAGGAAGCCACCCAGCTGCTAATTGCAGAGTCCGGTCAAATCAAGGGAAGCACGTTTATGCGAGTGCTTCATGACACGACTTGGAGCGACTGGGATCGCGTGATCACCGGTCGCACGATGATGAGCACTGCTGTGGTCGTCAATGTGCCATCCAGCACTCCAACCTATTCCCTGGACCCTGCGCTGGGCGGCGAGCATGTCGTGACCATCAATGCGGCATGCACGTTTAACCTGCCAACTCCCCGACAGCTTGGAGACACCGTAACAGCACACGTTATCAGCGCCGGAGCAGTCCGCGCAATCACACTTTCTTCGAATGTGGTCCTGCCTAAAGACAGCACAGGAGCGACACTACCTTTTCAGCAATACCCGGCAAACGGCATGGCGACTCTGCTGTTTAAGGCATTGCGCGCCGGCCAATGGGAATGCTTCTACGGCGGGGTGCACTGATGATCAATGACATGTTGATGGTAGTGGCGGGAAGCTCGGGGGTCGTGATCGAGTTTTCAGGCCTGACGATAAATCCCGACCTATACGCACTTGCATACGCAAAGGGCTATCGAGGCACAGGGCCTGTCATTGTCCGAGTGCTTGCCGGTGCGGACCTTGGCGCCTTGGTCATCCCAAACACCTTCCCAGATTTGGCGGTGTACATTGTCAATAATGGAAGGATTGGGGGTCTCGGCGGCAGTCGTAATTCTCGTGGCGGTACTGGCATATACACGCGCCGCAAGATCACGATCACAAATAACGGCTCCATATTCGGCGGTGGTGGCGGCGGCGGTGATGGCGGTGATGCAACGATATGCGCTTATTCCTCGTGCAGCATAGGTCGTGGCGGCGGTGGCGGTGTTGGTGGTGGATATGTCCTCGTGTCGTCGGTTTACCAGTACCGGCAAACCGGAGGCGTCGGTAATCAGGGGTCAAATGACTCGATACCTGGGGTAAATTCTGCTTCTGGCGGAAGAGGTGGCGATGGTGGCGCAATTGGATTAGCTGGTCAATCTGGGTCATCCGGATCAACAAGTGGAACGTCTGAGCCGGGGTCCCCGTCCTATACCACTCCTGACACTGGAGGGCCTGCAGGATATTACGTTGATGGCAATTCATTTGTTACCTGGCTTGTCGCAGGGACGCGGATCGGAAATGTGATTTAAAGGGGATAATATGTATATTGACAAAGAAACAGGTGATTATCCGTTGAATATCTCACAGATACAGGAAAGGCACCCGCTGACGATGATGGCGCACAATTTGATGCGCTATGCGCTCGTTGAGCGCTCGGAGCCGCCCGAGCACAACGCGGACACGCACAAGCCTGTCGAGATTGACCCGATTGAAATCGACGGCGTATGGCGGCAGCAGTGGTCTGTCGTGCCGCTGACCGCTGAGGAGCTGCAGGCTGTGGCCGATGCCAAGGCCCGAGCCGAACAGGAAGCCCGGGATGCGGCGCGCGTGCGCGTCACCAAGCGCCAGGCGCTGCTCGCTCTGTACGACCTCAAGAGCATCCGCGAGGACGCCATCCTTGCGGCGATCAACGCCATCGAGGATGAGCATGCACGCTACCGGACGCTTGTGGACTGGCAGGGCGCGGCAACCATCGAGAACGACAGCCCCACCGTTTTGCTGCTGGCCGGGGCGCTCAATATCACGGCGGATCTGCCAACCCTGTTCGATTACGCCGAGGCCCTGTAGGCCGCACCCGCGACTCAACACCAACTCGCTTCGGCGGGTTTTTTCATGCCCGAACGGAATGCCTGATGCGCATATTCATCACCCTCCTCATCAGCCTGCACCTGGTGGTGCCTATCGCCGTATGGGCGCAATCGACGGTCAAAACGCCCCTGAGCTACACGCTGCAGGAATACGGGATCGTGCTCGGCACGGCCTTGCTGGGTGGCCTTGCCTCTTGGTGGATGAAGGTCCGTCGCGGCGAGATCTTGGCCTGGAACCTGTCGTCGCTGATCGGTGAGTTGTGCGTGAGCGCATTCGCTGGCCTGGTGGCGTTCTGGCTCTGCGAGTACTTCGCCCTCAACCCGCTGCTGACCTCCGCGATCGTGGGCATGAGCGGCCATGCCGGCGCCAAGGGGCTGATCTGGGTGGAGTCTGCCGGACAGAAGG